GACATAAGTTTGAGTGCCATAAAGATTCCAACAATAAAAAAGGATTGCGTGTTTTTAAATATTCTAATAAGTATGAATATTTAACAGCCGTTGTAAAACTACCGCGTGTTAAGGAGGTAACAGATGAATGGAAGAAAAGCTAAAGAACTAAGAAAGAAAGGAAAACAGTTGTTAGTAGAATGGTTGCATTCTTTTGTTCCTGAAGAAGAGAAAAAAAATATCAATTCAAGAAACATAGTTGAATATTTATCAGAGCAAACACATATTTTCAGTAACAATAGATCTTTGTTAAGTGCTTACTCTTTGAAATGGATTTATAAAAAGGTAAAAAGAAATCCTGACTTAACACTAGAACAACTACAAGAAGATTTAAAAGGATAAAAAAGAATGGCTAAATATGTTGATGAAACAGAGATAACAATAGATTTAGATACTGTTCATTTAGAACAGTTATTAATGTCTATAGGAGGAGTGCTTTTTGCAGGTGCAGAAGTTTTCGAGATAGAAACTCCTTTACTATCTAGGCTAGATGAGTTAATAAGAGCAGAACTAATACTAAGAGAAAACGGAATGGATATGCCAACAGATGAGACAATGCATTAATTATGAAAAGAAAACCAAGAAAGAAAAGACCAATTGAGAAAGGACTACCTAAAGGATATGATTCCAAATGGGAGTATGATCTTCACCAGGAAATCTTACAAGGTTGGGAACACCACAAAGGAATCATAGAGTATTCTATTCCACATAAGTATCACCCTGATTTCATTCGTGTTATTAATGATAAGATAATATACCTTGAAGCAAAAGGAAGATTTTGGGATCATGCTGAGTATACTAAATACAAACATATAAGAGATAAGTTACCTGCAGATTGCGAATTAGTTTTCTTGTTCTTTAATCCTTCAGCTCCTATGCCTGCTGCTAAGAAAAGAAAGGATGGTACTAAACGAAGTCACGCTGAATGGGCATCAAAGAATAACTTTAGATGGTATAGTGTAGATAGCTTACCTAACAAATGGAGAGAGGATTTTAATGAAGATTGAAAGCACAGGACCAGACAGATTAAAAAGTATATTAAAAGAAGGAGATTATATTATGTTAAACCATGACGATGATAATGATGCTGTTAATCACCCACCACATTATAACAATGGCAAGATAGAATGTATAGAAGCAATCGAAGCCATGTTAACACACGAAGAATTTGTAGGCTACCTACGCGGTAACTCACTCAAATATCGTTGGAGATTTAGATACAAGAATGGAGTACAGGATTTAGATAAGGCTACTTGGTATGAGAATAAACTCAAACAAATACTATTAAACAAGGAAGAAGATGGAACAAACTAAACTACCTACAAGCTATCAAGAGTTCATACATCTTAGCAGATACGCAAGATGGAACGAAGATACAGGAAGACGCGAGACTTGGCAACAGACAGTCTCAAGATACTTTGACTTCATGCAAGAACATTTAAAGAAGAATAACGATACAGATATATCAGACATTAGACCACAGCTAGAACAAGCTGTACTTAACTTAGACATTATGCCAAGCATGAGAGCTTTAATGTCAGCAGGCACAGCATTAGAACGAGACAATGTAGCAGGTTTTAACTGCAGTTATGTAGCTGTCGATACAACTAGAGCATTCGATGAAACACTTTATATTCTTATGTGTGGCACAGGTGTTGGATTCAGCGTAGAACGACAGTATATTAATAAACTTCCTGATCTTCCTGAAGACTTACATCAAACAGATACTGTAATTAAAGTAGCTGATTCAAAGATTGGTTGGGCAAAAGCTTATAAAGAACTGTTATCTTTATTGTATGCAGGTCAGATACCACAATGGGATCTATCTAACATTAGACCACATGGTGCTAGACTTAAAACTTTTGGTGGTCGTGCTAGTGGTCCTGCTCCTTTAGATGATCTTATGCAGTTCACAGTTAATATGTTTACAGATGCTATAACCAAAAACCAAAGGAAACTTGTTTCAATTGATTGTCATGATTTGATGTGTAAGATCGCAGAAGTTGTAGTAGTAGGTGGTGTAAGACGAAGTGCTTTAATCTCTCTTAGCAACCTCTCAGATGAGCGTATGCGTAATGCTAAGTCAGGTTCTTGGTGGGAGCATAGCCAACACAGAGCATTGTCTAATAACTCTGTAGCTTATACAGACTCAGCAGAAATGGGAGCATTCATGCGTGAGTGGCTGTCGTTATATGAATCTAAAAGCGGAGAGCGTGGTATCTTTAATCGTCAAGCGGCAGAGAACCAAGCGGCTAAGAACGGAAGACGAGAAGAATATAAAGACTTTGGTTGTAATCCTTGTAGTGAAATCATATTGCGTAACAAACAATTCTGCAATCTAACTGAAGTTGTTGTTAGACCTGATGATACTTGGGGAACCTTACGAGAAAAAGTAGAGTTAGCTACTATTCTTGGTACGTTTCAAGCAACCTTAACTAACTTTAGATACTTGACAAAGGCTTGGAAGAATAACACAGAAGAAGAAGCACTGCTTGGTGTATCTCTTACAGGCATCATGGACAATAAGAAAATGTCTACAGATAAAAATTTACCCGCAAGATTACAAGTTTTAAAGAACTCAGCAGTTACAATGAACGAAGGTTGGTCAGCTAACTTAGGCATTAAACAATCAGTAGCTATTACTTGTGTTAAACCAAGCGGTACTGTTAGTCAATTGGTTGATAGCGCGTCAGGTATTCATGCTCGACACAGTGAATATTATATAAGAACTATACGTGCTGATAAGAAAGATCCACTTGCTCAGTTGATGGTAGATCAAGGAGTATACCATGAAGATGATATAACCAAACCAGAACATACCTTAGTCTTTTACTTTCCTATACAATCTCCAAAAGATTCTTTAGTTAGAAAAGACTTGACAGCTATTGAGCATTTGGAAATATGGAAAACATATCAGAACCACTGGTGCGAACACAAACCTTCTGCTACTATTTCTGTGCGAGAAAATGAATGGTTAGATGTAGGCTCTTGGGTATGGAATAATTTTGATACTATCTCTGGTGTTTCATTCCTTCCTTATTCAGATCATTCATATCAACAAGCGCCTTACCAGGAAATAACAAAGAAAGAATATAAACAATGGTTAAAGAAAACAACAAACAATGTAGACTGGTCTTTACTAATGGATTACGAGAAAGAAGATATGACTGAGAACACTAAAGAACTAGCGTGTACTGCTGGTGCGTGTGAGATAATATAACATGAAAGAAGCAAATTTAATTAGCTACGCTGTAATTATAGATAAAAAAGGGAAGTTGGTTACTGAACAAAAGATTGCTGACATCTCTGTAATTAAAAACGAATTAAATCCAATTACTTATTCAACTCTTGAAACTATTATGCGTACAGCAAAATCTGAATTTACTAAAATTCATACTACATTAGAGAAAGAACTAGACTTTAAAGTTTATAAAGATTAGAACATGGATTACTCACACGAAAAGATCTATCATTTCACTTGTGAAAAGTGTAGTTTGTGGTGGAGTATTGCAGGAACAAATATAAAGGTTGAAAGAAAACCAATTTGGTATTGTACTTGGTGTGGACACGAACACAAGCCAGACCACAAAGACATTACGCTTTATGCGTAAAAACTTTTAAGGATTTTTCTTTTCCTTTAACTGAGATCTCATCTATTAATTTTAATTCGTGCTTGCTATTAAACATAGCAGTGCTTTCTCCTATAAGAAGATCAACACCTACTTCTTTGGTTGCAGACTCAAGTCTTGCGGCTGTGTTTACTGCGTCACCTATAGCTGTGTAATCAAAGCGTGATTCACTTCCCATGTTTCCTATGACAGCTTTACCTGAATTAATACCTATGCCTATGGCAATTGAGGGCATTCCTTTATTGTTAAATTCTTTGTTCAAGTCTTCCATGTTCTTCATAATATCTAATGCACAATCAATTGCTCTTGTTTCGTGGTCCAGTTGATCTAAAGGTGCATTGAATATCGCCATCATTGCATCACCAATATATTTATCTACCATACCTTCGTGTTTTTGAACAGCTTTTTGCTGTGCGGTTAAGGCTTTATTCATAATATAAGTGACCTCCTCTGGTGGAAGAGACTCGGAAAGAGATGTAAATCCTCTAACATCTGTGAACAAGAACGTAGCGTATTTCTTTTCGCCACCTAGTTTTAATAACTCAGGATTGTTTTGTAGCCGTTTCACTTGACGAGGATCAAGATAGTGTTCAAATTGTTTTTTAATTTGTTGTCTGAGTTTGTATTGTTCTCTGAACCTTAAATAAAAGGCCACTGTAGCAGTGATAAACTGAGCGACCAAAGTCCAGGTGAAGTCTAATAATAGGCCACTAGATTTTATAAGATAAATCTCAGCATAGGCTGTACCACCCATTACCATTAACCCGAAAACCAAGCCCCAAGTAATACCGAACAAATGCAGTATAAACCATACAAGAGATACTGAGGCTACAAGTGTAAGTATCTCTACAGCCTTTGAGTAGTCAGGGATATAAGGACTATCTTGTATAAGAATAGACTCAGACAAAGCTGTTTGAATCTTATGTGGTTCTAGTAATCCTACTGGTGTTGCCACCTGCGGCATTACACCTGCGGCAGTTACACCTACAAATACAAAACGATCTTTAATCATGTTTGTTTTATTTATTTCGGACAAGCTAAACTGAGGCGTATCTACCCACGAGATCCACTTACGACCAAGACTATCAGTAGCTACTGCTGGTATTCCTTTGACTCTTACTTCTTGTATTCCATTTTCATTTGTTTTAATTAAATAAGTATCAGCACCTGCTAAGACTTTTAAAACTTCTGTTCCATAAGATGATACCCAGCCATCAGGAGTGCGCATTAGTAAAGGCATTCGCCTAACCAATTGGTCTACGTCTGTTGGTGCTACGGCTATCCCTTGATAGGCGCTGTCCTTTAAAATATCTATGTTCTCTATAACACCTGTAGCTCTGTATCCACCTCTGTCTTCACCTAAGATAACCGTACCTGTAGTTATAGGATATACTCCATTCTCGTTTTCAAAAGTAGCTAATACACTTGGAATCCTTCGAAGGCTTTCAGCAAAGACTTCATCTCCACCGAGCCTATCAGCTTGAGGAAAAGCAATTACCCAGCCTACACCTATAGCACCTTGATTAATTAAAGTGTTCTGTATGTCTGCTAATTTTCTTCTTGGAAAAGGATAACCACCTTCTTGTTCTACATCTTTCTCAGTGATATTAAGTATAGAGAAATAGCCAGAAGATACTTTGTCTTCGACAAGAGCATCAAATGTTTTTAGTTTTAGTATCTCTAACGGTGTCCAGTTATTAGTAGCAGGAGAAACTAAAACAACTAAAAGAACTAGAAGTTTTAAATGTTTAATCACTTTGATTTATTGTTATTGTTTTATTACAGTTGTTACTACAATTATAAGTAGCAGTAATATTTTTATTGGTTGTTCCTGACTGTGTTGCAGTTACATTATAATTATCTGTATAGAAATTAAGCCTCATGTAATGATCACCACTACCTGTTTGTGTAATGTCTGCGTCATTGTTATCGGCAGAACCACTAGCATATATCTTGGCGTAGTGTTCACCACTTCCTGATTGAGTTATAGTAAACTCTGAGCTATCTCCGAATGCTCTTATCTCGCCTTCTTTATCATCGCCTGTCTGTGTAATGGTATATATATTATTATCACCTTGCATATAGATCTCAGCATCATTATCGTTGCCGTCTTGTATTACATCCATGTCGTTTGAATCATCATCGGCATCAATATATCCGAAGTTATCGTTACCGTCTTGATCTATTTTATATTCGTTGCCTGTGTGATTAGCCACCTGACTATAGGCTCTGGCTGTGTTGCCTGTGCCGTCTTGATCTATATCTATAGTCGCGTTACTACAATTATGAGTATTATAATTACCCTCAGATAAGCCACACCATACTCTAGCTACGTTACTTGTACCTATTTGATCTATATAAATAACAGTTGAGCTTCCTTTTATTCTAACCTCAGTAGAATTGTCTCCTGCATAAAGGTTCAAGCAAAAGAAACTAATCAGACTGATTAATAATAATCTCATTTTCTCCGCCTCCGTTCACTGTAATATTAATTAATTTACCTGCTGATAATATTTGTATATTATAACCACCTGATTTATCCAATTCTAAATCTACTGTGTTCTCTACTTGTCTTACTAAACTTAAAATCTCTCCGTTTACAAAACTATATACTTGTGCATTCTGATCAAAACCAGGAAGAATACCTTCTAGTTTTACACCGTCTATTTCTCCTTCTGCTCCTTTATCTTTTCCTCCTGCGGCTGTAGTCTCCATCATTTCTAACAAGTCTTGTAGGAAGTCTACTGCTAAGAAGTCAATGTCTAACCTTGTTATCTCTTCTTCTAGCTCGTCTTTATCAAGGTCGTTATCGTCTAAATCATTCTCTTCTAACAAATCTATGTCAAGAACATTGGTTGAGCTTTGTGATTGTTCCTCTACTGCTTGTTGTACTTCATCTGGTGGATTAACTATTAAAAGATTATCAATAAAGTTCAGTGTCATATTAACCAACGTCACTGGTTTAGTTGGAGGACTCTCGGACATACTAACCATCGTGGCTTGATAAGGTTTATTTAAAACCTCTAAGCCAGCCATAGTTTCTACTGTGATTTCTCCTGAAGAACTGCCGTCAGGATTCGGCAAAAGGATTACTAAGGATCTTCCTAGTTCATCTACTGTTGTTGTAAAGTCTGTTCCTCTAACTGCAACTGTAGCACTAGGTGTACGTATCTTAATGTTTTGTTTATCTATTTTTCCAAGCGCACCAGTGATAAAACGTACGGTGCCACTAGCCATGTTGAGAACTAGTTTGCTTTTAGATGGATCAGGATCGTAAATGTATTCGTCTATTATAATCTTAGAGTGTTCTGTAAGTCTTATGACAGACTCATCGACAAACTTGACAGCAATGCGACCATTACCTGTGCGTATATCATCATAAGAAAAAATATCCAGTGCCAATTTTGCAAGCAGCTTATCTCCTTCTGATTGTCTTAGAATCTCGCCATTACCGCGAAGCTCTGAGATTTCACCTATTTCAGCACATACGTTAGATGTTACTAAAAATAGTATTAACAGCCACTTGTACACTGATCTATATCTATAGTACCATTACTTGTGGTAGCTGTTATAACTACAACATCAGATACCGAACCAGTACTATTGAGCTGATCTATATCTATGTTGTTTGTGCTACCTGTAATTACTGCAGTTATAGAATGATCTGAGTTACCAGTCTGTGTAGTATCAATATCATTTGAATCACCATCAACATTCCAGTTGTTTATACAACCTACAACTTCACAAGTAGCATTAATATTGTTTGATGTTCCTGCTACTATTATGTCTTGATTACCTGCTGTCGCTGTGGCTGCAGCTCCTTGTGTAAGAAGCAGAACATTAGAATCGCCTGTTACCGCATAATCAAAGTCTGTGTTGGCTACGTCTCCTGTTGCACCTAAAGCCAAAGTAGTCGTGTTACTATCTCCAGTGTGTGTTGCTGTAAATGATGTACTATTACCTTGTGCTACTGTTGCCGCCAAAGTATTGCTGTCACCTATTTGATCTATGTCTACTGTCACTGATGAACCAGTAAAGGTTGCTCTAGCTGAAGAGGTACCAACTTTATTTGTGGCTCCTATTTGGTCTATATTCATGGTTAGACCTGTACCTGATTGTGTTATATAAATGTCGTTGTTCCCTGCATAAGATACAGAAAAAGCAAACATCGCTATAAAACTAATTAATAATTTCTTCATCATAATTAAAATCCCATAATTGTTGTTCCAAACCTTTTTGTATTAAAGAATAAACAGCCTCTTCAATTGTAGCTCTAGTGGCATAACCCATAGCTTCGTTTTGACTATATCCTGTTTCTATTTCAATCAACTCGGTTCCCATTTCAATGAAACGAAACACATCACGGCTTACACCTGCACTTAGTATAGTTTTACTAACCATAGTATTGATCATAACTTCACCAGTTTGAACAAGAATAACTCTTAACGATACTGTAATCTCATCCTTACGCCACTGGTTACTAGAACCTATACCTAAGTATCTTGCTCCATTTCCCCCTGTTCCGATATTAGTATCGTATTGAACGATACCGCCTTCGATAATTAAACCTGCAAAGAGCAAAGGCTTTAATGTATTTCCTTTTTCTCCGTTGTAAGTTTGTCTAGTTTGTTTTATTAATTGTCGTTCTCTGGTTAAACCATCTAATCCAGATCGCTCTACAACAGTGAACCACTTACCGTTACCTGCATTTCTAAGAGCATCTATAAGATAGTTGTCAGCACCTTGAGTAACTGCTGTACTAAACAACGCCATCTTCTGTGAACTCTTTCTTTGCCCTGTTAAATCTTTAAAAGAATAAACAGCTACAACTGCTTTTTGATTAGGAGAAGGTAAACTAATTAACTTCTCGTGTATTGGTTTAACAATCTTTGGTTGCTCGACACACTTAAATACTGGATCACAACCTGTCTGTCCTACAGGCGCATAACTAGCACACCCTGTTAGGATAAAAGGCAGTAAAGCCAGTAACCTTAAATTCCACAGTCTTCTGAACATATCCCAAATATACCTACTGGAATAACTATCTCTGTTGTTGTTCCATCTTCATCAATAACGGTTAGTGTAATATTCATACCGTCATTAACAAAAGTTATAGTGCTTCCTTCTAATACAATACTGCCGCCTGTTCCACCCTTAGTAGAATCAAATAAAGATTCTGCTATATCTCTTGAGAGTTGAGAGTACACACGAGATTCAAGATTCCTCAAGAACTTTGCAAGTGTTGTGTTGTCTGCTTCTCTCTCAGCTTCCTTTAATGCGCTCTCTATGTCCTCTGCTATTTCATCTCTACGAGTTTTCTCTTGTTCGTCAATAGTTAAGTAGTGAGAAGACGTAGCAATACCACTAAAACTAGGGCTTTTAAATTGCTGTACTATTTCATCAGCCATAACAGCACTGCTAAAAAATAAAAATATAATAATGATACTAATCTTTTTCATTCTCTTTTAAACTCAATGCAGTATTTACTTTCTGTTGCAGTCTAATCATATCCTGATCTAAAAGTCTAAGCTGATCTGTCAATCTAATAATTGTTTTACTCATGTCTTTGACAGCAGGACTAATAATTGTTGTTATTGTCTGCCAAACAAAGTAAACAAAATAACCTAGACCGACCACCATGACTACAGGAAAGCCGAACTCCGAAACAATCTTAACTATATCGAAGCCCATTAATCTCTCCTAGCATCTATCTTCCCATCTTCTACAAAGTTTTCTGCTCTTGCTATTCTGTCTAAATCAGGAGGCAAGTTAAGCGCAGATGAAACACTAGTGTCGATACGAATCATATCATTGTTCATAGTAGCTGCTCTAGTAATAAGCATTTTTGAAATGCCTTGTATTATTTTTATTTCTTTTACAAGGCTCTCCATTAATTGTTTCATCACTAGGAATATAAAGAAAGCCATGATTAAACCACCAGCTATCGGTAATCCTAATTCTGCAATTAACCAAAGTGCATCTTTCATTTAAGCTAATAAATTAAAATGTATTAGAACATCAAATAGAAGATAACAAAAAAGTATGCGAAACATTAAACGATACCGTTTAAATTCTGACTCAAGTCCAGCTATTATGTCCTTGCGCACATGTACCCAGCTAATTGTTGGTTTCTCTCCTTGTTCCATTTCATTCTTCTATCGTTCATTTAATTTTGTATGCCTCTCAGAGCCTCGTATGAGCGTTCTAAGAGGATTTCATAGATTAAACAAGACTTATCTTGATCTGTTAATCAATGATCTTATATAGCTTATTCCACTAGAGACATAACCTATACATTTTTTAATAATTTCTTTAATTTTACTGCAGATTTTCTTACAGATTATTTTAAAATTTTTCATTTTGTTTTTACCTTTTAACTAAACTACCACCGAAATACATTCCGATAATAGCCGATACTAAATTAGTATCTAATTGTGTTATTACTAAGCCTTGAAATGTAATCCATTCAAAGACTTCTCTGCCGTCTTTAAAGAACCAAAATCCAGGATGCCAGTTAGTATAACCTACTGTTACATCTACCATAGGATAGTATACTGCTACAAGTTTCGGCAATACTACAATTGCAAAAACAGCAGTCAAAGCAATTATTCTGCGTGTCCATTGGAAGCCTTTATCTTTGACATCTCTTGCAGCTTTAATAGCTTTCATCTCAAACTCACCTCTAGTAATAAGAAGTTTTTGTTCGTCAGCTTTAGCCTTGCGACTTTGCGCCCATATACTAAGTACACTACTCAGCACTGTAGAACCAAGCATAGTGATTATTTCAAATGGGAATCCCATGCATTATCTCCTCTGCTAGTTCTTCGTAGAATCTTCTAAAATTATCTAAGGTCATACAAGCAAGGTCTTGTTTTATTTGATGAAGTCTGTAAATCTTATAAGAGCTTTCAAGTTGTTCTTCTGTGTATAATAACATAGTATAAGTGTTGTTTTTAATTTTGTCAAGTATTATTTATTTATGATAATATTCATCTGCTGCATAATCAAAAAACATAGCATCTTTATCTTTTCTTAATGGTTGTCCTTGATGTTGTCTGATTATAGAATTTTTAACCGTATCCATTCTTCTTCTTGCTTGTGCCTCTACATCTTCTTCTATTTTTGCAAAACCAGCCGCTATGTTATTATTCCAAGAATCTGTTGATGAATCTCTTACACCAACAAAAGGTTTTCCTTCAAGAGGTTTTGCATAGCTTATAGCTGATTGTATTTCTTTTAATCCTAAACCAGTAGTCACTAATCCTGGTGCATTAGGAAATGCTTTGTAAACTTTTAGGGAATGATTGAGGTGATTTAAAGTGTTTTTTCCACCTGCTGCTGAAGGTAACTGTTTTTTTGTCATTCCACCGCCACCTTGCTTTACAGGAGCTAGTAATTCTTCTGTAATTATTTCCCATTCTTTATCTGATTGATCAAAAACAGCCTTTTTATCAAATAACTCTCTTATACCTCTTTCTTTTATAAGCTTTTTAACTCTATCTCCAAAAGCATACTGCTGTCGATCAAGAAGACCACCATTTCTTGCAGCCAATCTTCTACTAAAAGACCTGTTACTTTCTTTTTTCTTAAC